ATGAAATAGGAGGAAAAACAAGCATGTGATATGCTATAACTACTCATGACACGTTTTTATATTAAATAATAAGGAGATAAAAAAGATGAAAGTTACTTGGACAGATGGAGATGTAATGACATCCGATTTGATGAATAAAATGACTGACGAACAAACTGGGTTATTTATCCCTTCAAGAGACGGAATGCCAAAGCTGAATACTGGAACATTGGAGCTTGATTTTAATGCAGTTTCTGACTATCCTTTTATAGTTACTAATTTAGAAAAGATTGTACAAATTCCGTTAAATTCAAAAATAACAATTAATTTTGATACAAGTTCTGTTATATCAATATGTATCGATACAACAACAGGAAAGCCTAGTTTCAGGGCAAAGGGAACTGATATTGTTAATGACGGAACGGTTGTTGTTGGTTACATGAGAAAAACAGCACAACAAATAATTGTATCAGGTTCATTATCAAATGCTTTAATGGTAGATGGCATTAGTTATTTTGATTATTCATCCGGCGGTTCACCTATTACATTTGGATATTCTCCCAATGGAGTACCCGATTTCAATTCTAAAACATTTGAAATTAATATGAATTCTGTTACAGGTGGACAGCCTTATGTTGTATATAATGGTAAGACAACCCTTATTCCTGTTGGTTCAAAAGCTGTTCCAGTCGGAAGCTTGCCACAAAACGGTGGTCGCTCAATAAAGCTGTGGATTGATCTGGGAGATAATAAACTATACACAACTACTTATGCTGAAAAACCTAACAACAAATCTCAATTATTATCAACAATATTCGTTTCAAATGGCATTATCCGTTCGACAATTGATATGACTGTTGATGGTCATTTTCCAGATGAAGAGTTTTTCAGTTTCACACCGTCACACAATGGAAACCCGTTTTATGATGTAAAAACAAATACGCTAGACTTCAACTGTTATAGCGATAATGCCTATGTTCGTTATAACGGTGTTAATAAACAAATACCTCTAAAGTATTATATTAATGTTCCGGAATTAATAGCTGGTTCAACTGCTCGAATACTTTATAATCCCATTGATAATGTTTTTTCTACCACAGGATGGCAGGCATCTATTCCGGCTGGTTATATTCAGGTTGCAAGTATTCGATTAACTAGAACCAGCGGTGCAATTAGTCAGGGTGCGTTTGAAATAGATTATCTCGGTAATCATGGCAATAATGGTTACACAAAACAATCAAAATATATCAAGCAAATTGCACACAGAGGTTTTAATGTTAACGCACCGGAACATTCGAAATTAGCTTATACAATGGCTTCAACGTATGGGATAAACGAATGGGAAGGAGACATTCAGTTTACCTCTGATAATGTCCCTGTGTTATGGCACGATAATAATGTCAAAGGATATGCCGTTGATTCAAATGGCAACACAGTAACAACTAATTTGAATATCAGCGATACCACTTATGCAGAGCTAATTAAATATGATTTCGGATATTCAAAATCTCCTAAATATAAGGGGACAACTATTTTGAGTGTAGAAGAAATGTTTAAGTTGGCTAGAATATATGATGCTAATATGCACTTAGAATTTAAGAATGACTATGACGATGCTAAAATTCAGAACCTAGTTAATTTAGTAAACAAATACGGTATTGAAAAAAACCTATCTTGGCAGTCATTCAATTCAACATATTTTTCAAGAGTTGTTAATTTACTACCTAAAGTTCCACTTGAATTTTTAACAATGTTGAATGATGATAATGAAGTAACTAGGCTGTTGGCTGATATGGATAGTTTCAAAAGTGATGGACGAGAATTAATAGCGAGCGCTGATTGGTATAACGCAAGTGTTGATAGAGTTAACCGTGTTACTGATTCTGGATATAAAATTTATATTTGGACAGTCGATGATGTGAATTCGGTGAATAAGTTTGCTGATTGTCTTGTTAGCGGATTTTTGACTAACGGAAATGTTGACGTTAATGGTACAATTAGAAAGCAGTTAATGTCATAATTTTTAAAAACGTAAACAAAGAGGAGACTAATAATGAATAACATTTTAAATATTGTATTAGCTGGGGTAGGTGTCATTGGTGCATTTGGTGGTCTAGTGTGGTTAGAGAAAGAACTACGGCTTATGAAAACAAAGTCTAAGTCGCAAAACCTGACACTAGCATTGGACTTCGCAATTGGAGCAGTAACATTCGCCGAGAAGTTTGTTGGTACAGGTCAAGAGCAACAATTATCTGCTATCAACGCACTTAAAGAACGACTAGGCTCGAACAATATGCTTAATAAGTTTACAGATGAACAAATTGAGCAGATTATCCAACAAGCTTATGCACAATCTAAGGCTTCTGGGTTGATTACTGCAGTTAAAAAGGAGGAAAAGTAATATGACAAAGAATATTAATGGTGATTTGTATAGTGACCTGATTACTAGCTCAGATAGTCGAGCAATGGCTAGTGGAAGTATCCCTCGTAAGACTATCGATCGTATCGTTATCCACCACAACGCAACAACAAATAAAGAGGTAGCAATCAATACGTGGTTGGCTTCTGGATCTGCACAAACATCGGCTCATTATGAAGTGGCTAACAACGAAATTATTGGTATTGTTGGTGAGGGAACAACCGCCTGGCACGCTGGTAACGGAGACATGAACGCTCGCTCGATTGGTATTGAAAACCTTAACAGTGCCGGAGAACCTAATTGGCCGGTGTCATCACAAACGTTTGAAAGTCTATCTAAATTAGTAGCTGACATTGCAAAGCGTTACGGTTTCCCTATTGATAGCACTCACGTTATCCCTCATAGTGCTGTTGTTGGTACTCGTTGCCCCGGTGGTATTGATGTTGCTAAGGTTATTGCTCGTGCTCGTGAAATTGCTGGTGGTAATGGCGGTTCAAATACCAACACAGGAAACAACACAAACGGACTAGATCAAGTATTGCACGTGGGAGAATATTTCAAAGCACGTAAAGCATATCGAGTTGACGAGATGAAGTTTGTTAACGGCGTATGGCAGGTGGTAAATTACGAACTAGCCGGTGGAAAAGACTTCTCATGGGTATATAACGGGTTCGGTGTTGCTTCTACTGATAAGGTTGACGCCAATGGTAATATCACAAAAGACCAAGAATTATCCATAGGTGCCTATTTCAGATTACACAGCGACCGTATTAAGGTTGTTGACGCAAATGACAGTGGTGTAGCATTAGACACTCGTTATGGTCGTGTTTGGGTAGACGCTTCGACATTAACAGAAGTAAAATAATAGATTAGACCGCCTTAATTGGTGGTTTTTTTTATTTTGTTTTTAAAAAGTGTTGACAAATTATTTATGTGTGGTAAGATTGGTTTATAGAAACGTAATACATTGATAGAAAAGAGGAACAAGCGTGAGTTATTTAATTTTAGCAGTAGTAGTATTAATCGCAACACTAATAATAGGAGAAGATGTACGTACAAGTGAGATGATGGCAACGGTGAGTATATCAGCGCTAGTATCGATGGTCTTGTTTATGTTAGC